GAGCCAAGGTGCTATAGTCCCGATTCCCCGTGCTACGTTGAGCCAAGGTGCCATAGTCCCGATTCCCCGCGCAAGATTGACACCCCGTGCTACGTTGAGCCAAGGTACCATAACTGTTGGAATAGCGCCGCCAATTTCAGACCCATAAGCAGCAACAGGGCTATCTTCCCGGAATTGCTCCAATTTAGACCGCTCTTGAGCGCGTCTAACGTCATACGCCTCCCCCAAATTATCACCGCGCAAGATTGCATCCAAGGCAGCTGTTCCGCCCGCGACAAGTTCATCACCAAAACCCATTGTTACGCCCTGGAATAAAGCGCGGGTTATGCCCTCATCCATCCCCGGACGTTCCGGCATGGGACCGTATTGGCGTTTGAATGTTTCCGCTTCTGTCTCGCCTTGTTTGGGCTGTGAGGCTTGTTGACGGAGAAATTCGCCCATTGCATTATTCTTAGATCGCGCAACACTTAACTCCTGCGGGGACATTCCACTCGAAGCTGCAGCAAAGTCGGGGCCACCACCAACGGCAGACCAGCCTTCGCCATCAAAAGCAACAGCATCACCTGTTGTTTTATTTCTCTTTACAGGCGTATCTACCCATGCGCCGCCTTCAAGACGTATAGCTTGGCCCGTATTCTTGTTGTATTTAACAGCCCCCATCATTCAAACCCTTCAGGTGCTGGAGGCAAGCCGTCACTGGCATTAGTTTGACGCCGCAGAGCCTTAAGTTCTGCCCGTTTATCAGATATGAACGCATTCAGTACGGCTTGTTTTTCTCTTGGGTGCATATTGGGATCACCAAGTGTTGCCAAAAGACTATCACCCTCAGCCGCCGTAAACGCAGAGCCGAATGTCTGTCTAAGAAGCGGAAGGACGTTGTTTTTGACGTGGGCAATATATGTGGCCCGAGCAACAGCCCCCTCAGTCGGGTCTATTCCAGCCTCTTTACGAGCGATGTCGACACCTCGGCCTATAGTCGTGTAGGTGGCTACTTCACCAAGGGCTTTCAGTTGAATTACCGCTTCTTCAAGGCGGGGCATGGATGCTTCTGCTGCGGATAGCCTTGCCGATGCGTCACCAAGTTCACCGCCCTCTGCCGAGCCTATTGCCGTTGCTCTTGCCTGTTCTTGTTTGACGGCTGGTTCTTCGCCGGGGTTCAAGTCTATATCAGCGACCACAGTTGGTTTAGTTGGAGATGCAGGATCAAAAAGCTGGAAGTTCGCACCCGTATTCATTAACTTGCTTCTGCTCACAAAGTCCTTAAACACTCTGACTTGCGGGCTTAAATTCCCGTCTTTATCTGGCGGGAACTCTGTCATAAGCCTCTGGTATTCTGCAAAATCCCTCATGTTACTTGTGGGGTCTCCACCCGCACCACCATACTGCTGTTTCAATTGCAATTGACGTTCAAAATCAGACATACCCTGTGCCCGCTGTTCCTGCCCAAGCCTATAAGCCTCGCTCAATTGTGCGATTTGCGCCAGCCCTTGCCCTGCATGCGGGTTTCCGCCCTGCAATAGTTCCATCATACGTTTGCGCCGTGAGCCATATGGGTCTACAGGCGCTTGCGGTGGCCCCTGTTCGCCCGGATCCATGCCGGGGGGTTGCTGGTCCAAAGGAGTAGCGAAAGCCCCCTGAGCGGCCTGTAACTGGTTCGCGTCCTGTCCCTGCATATAACCCGCCAAGCCCTGACGGAGTATTGATGCCAAACCCTGAGTGTGCGACCGGATAGGCGCGCGGTTAGCCTCTTGCGCCATTAGCATTTGCGCGAACCGGTTGTTGCGCGTCAGGTTTTGGCCGGGTCCGTAGTTGAATCCTTGTGCCATTATTTTACGGCCTCCGCATAATTCACGGCGTCAAACCCTCCGAAGCGTTTAACCGCGTGAGGATGGATCGCCTTAACCTCATCTGCCATCAGGCCAATCTGGGCAACACCGCCCCAAATGTAATTATAGGTGTAAACCGCCAAGCCGTTCGCCAATTTGCCAATGCGCTCGATATTGCGTTTCAGGCGACGGTCAGAGAACGTCCAGCCAGAACCGCCATAAGTTCCCCCGGCAGCCCCCGCCCCAGCGCCAGCCAAGCCATAAAGCCCTTCCAAGTTGGCATTGTACATTCCTGTCTGCTGGTTAAATGCGTTCTGGTTGGCCGCGTTCTGCATGTTCGCGGACCCGTATTGAGCGTCCATAAAGTCAGGCGCTGAAATGTTGCCCTGCGGCGTTGATAGAAACTGCGGTGATGTGGGCTGTGAACCGGACATAAGGGCGGACAATTCACTCATGGGCTGGTTACGCTGCATGAGCATTTCGTTGATGGCCTTATCCCGCGCCGTGCTTTCAAGGCCGTACATATTCGCCATTTCAGCGCCTGCGCCGATGTCAGCCCCAAGATACATGTCATTCATTGCGCGGTTGCGCTCGTCCATCGCCGACTTGTAGCCCTCGGTGCCAGCCATAAATCCCTGATTCGCCAGTTGCGTTTCAAGCGCGGCCCTATCTCGGTCCATCTGCGGCTGTTGCCGTGCCATCATGTTAGCCAGCGTTGAGGACCGCGTTGCCTCGTTAATCTGGGGAGCATCCCCCAGACTGGCTGTGCTGAATGGGTCTGAAAGCGACCCCGCGACCTTGCCAAGCTGAGACTCGCCAATATCCCCGTACTGTTGCGAAAGCCGGGTAGACATATCGTAAAGTCTTTGCTGTTCAGGGGATAAGGTCTGCGTGACCTTCATTCCGGGAATGCCCTCGGTTTCCGTCCCGGTTGGAGAATATGTCGTTGACCCCTGCGGAGTGTACTGGTCCACCATGTTCAAGGCGCGTTGCTGTAATCCAGCCTCTTTGTTGAACGTGGCCTGACTTGACGCGGATTTCCCCGCGTCTACGATGATCGGGGCGGGTTGTGATGGTGCTGATTTGCCCATTTATTTCTCTCCAAAAAGCCGGATATAGTCCGGCAACAACATTCGCATAATCACGGCGTGCTTCTTTTTGCCGAAGTGACTTGCGCATATTGCCTCTCTTTTGAAGCCGATATGAGCGTTTACCTTTAGCGCCTTTTCGTTCTCGGCAGGCGTAACCGTGTAGACTTTGTAGCACCCTAACTGCTCAAACGGATACCGGAGCAATTCGGATATAATCTCTTTCTTTGCCCATCTGGGGCTGATTGCCGCCATGCTCAATTCAATGGTGCCGTATCTCGGCTGGTATGAATTATAGACAATTCCGGCAATCAATTCGTCTTTGGTGTTTGTCACCCCTATAGTAACGCATGGCCCGAACCCGTCAGCATGTGGGATTAAATCACTAACCCATTTTGCTACAAACTCATCTTCACCATATACTAACACCAAAACACCTTAACTGCAAACAGGTTAATTTATAACTGACCAGATTCTATTAAGTCGGCATGGAGGATCAACCCCACGGCTACCCTGTCTTCAGGTTGTTTCCCCGTCAATCGTTGGTTTGACAACATAATCAGCATCATTCACGCCTACGCCATAAACTAAACTTTTCTTCATACCGCCATCCTCTTACCTCTGTTGAAAAATGGGGACACGCCTTTCGCGGAGGTATGAACACAAAAGACTACGGCTTGCAAACCGCGTCCCCACAGTATTATAGCATGTCTACAGTTTACCCCCAAGGGAGTACGTCACATATGTTGAAATCCATGACGGCCTAGCTGACGTTGTGCTTATCCGCACGCGGATAGCGCCAGAACGGCCACTTCCACGCACTCCGCGCCAGCCCTTGTATATCTGGTTTGCAGTTCCCCAGAGGCCAATGCCCCACTTGGATATGCCCCAGAGGGCAGACGATACAGCCGAAGCTTGTGCTAAACCTGATGCCGCTGAGACTTGGAAGTCTGTGTTGAAATCAATAGCGGCCTGTGGGTTCCCGTCACTAAAAAAGATGGGGTTTACCTGCTTAAATATTTTCGTCTGTTGCGGCGACCCGAAATAGCTGAACGCCTGGGCGCAATCGGCCACAATAGCGGATCCTAAATCGCTCACACCATCGTCAAACTTGTTCACAGTCCCGTCAGCACCGCCCCAATACATATCGTCATTCAAGAGGCCGAAACATACGGCGTTTATGCCCGTAAACTGACACGCTGACCCGGTTATGGTATTAAACACATACTGATAGCTCTTGGAAGCCGTCTGGGGGATGTTGAACACCATCATCGTACCTTTGGGGTATAAGATGGGTTGCCACCCGTACAGGGTGCCGAAAGAGCGAACAGCGTCATTAACGCCCCTTGAAATCTTACCAGACAGAGCCACCATTTGCGCTTGCGACCGATCCATACTAAGGATAGCCGATAACGGCACAAAACCGTCCTGTGTGATAATGATAACGTCAGAACCTGCCTTCATTAAGCACCGCCGCCCTATGGGCTTGCCAATGCGAAACACGCCGATCAGTGACCACGTTGCCGCCGCCGCCGGGTCGGTCCCCCGATAAACAATGGCTTCGCCCTCGGATGTGATGAATACCGCAATATCATCCATGCCGGTCCCACTATCCCGCGTCCATGTTCCCATTGCCATGATGTACCCGCCAAGCGACGCAATGCCCGCAAGGCTAAACGCCGTCGCAGAGCCCCCGATTGAGTTAACCGCCAGATAATAGGCAGTCAGGCTGTCCTTTTCCCCCACCCATAGGCGCCTTTGGTGGACGTTGTTCCAAATCAGGTTGGCGACTGTCGGCCCCGTAATCGCCGGGGTGGTCCCCCAAGTCGAGCCATCGTAAACCCTTGGCGCGTCCGCCCCATTAACCAGAGAAAGAAACTGCCCAGCCGCCGTGCCAATCTGCGCCACCTGCCAGCGGTCGTTCGTCATTCCCGTGACAACAGCCGCGCCGATAGCGCCCGCCGCCGTTACATCATAAATGTCGCCCGCATTGGCCGCAAACAGGACGCCTGTAGCTGATAACGGTACATACGGAATCAATGTCTCAACAGCGCCCGTCATTCCCGTCGCATGTGCAGAGTTACCCCGGCGCACGTCTACCTTGTCCGTGGACGGAAACCAGTTGTCCATCAGGACAGCGTCCGTCTCCGGCATGTCCGAAAGGGCGTCTTTGAGATTTAAGCCACCTACAGGAGGTGGAAGGGCTACTGATGTGCTAGGCATTGATTGCCTTCCATTAAAGGCCGTGCCGCATCACTGCGGGGATTAGCGCCGCCTATCTTACGATAAATAGACGCAGGAGGCAATCACAATATTGCTCAATCATTTGAGCATATCAAACAGACCGCCCTTTGTATTTCCAGTCGTTCCCTCGCTACAAATATCGTTTGATATGCGTTTAGCTTCTTCGGATTCTGGGAAATCTTCGTGTAATTTACGAAGCCTAACCCTCAACAGCCTGTAGATTGCTTTCCATCTAATCTGCGCTTCTGGTTGGTGTGTTGACATGTAACCCCATTCCTTTAATCATGCCGTCAATCTCTTGCCGTAGCTTCGCGTTTTCTTCTGCGGCTTGATTATTCCACATCTCAAGAGTGATTACTTTGCTACCCGACTTTGCAAGGTCTTCTGTCACCCGTATTAGGTCAAGAGCCTGCGCCTCGATAATACTAGCCGCTTCGTGCCTATCATCCCTTGATGCGATGTAGTGCAGCCGATCATCTCTCAGCCTGTCTATAATGTCGGTCATATCCTTGGATACTCCTCCATGCTTAATTTGCCTGCCCTAAACCCTTCTTCAAAGCCTTCGTTGTAGTCAGTGGGGTATCCATCCTCCAATAACGCAGCCGCGCTCCTTATGTCGTCACACAATAACTTGTCCTGTGTGGATTCCCCGATGAGCGGTGCTGCCGCCCTAAGCCTAGCTATCAAAGCAGTAACGTCTTTGCTCAATGTGTTAATCATTTAATTCATCCGCCTTGGCAGCGGCTTCCTCCGGTGTTCTGAAAACCCAAAACCGATCATCCCGCCCCTCGTCATTGTCATAGCGGCGGTAATTTAAGTTATCACCATCTTCGCCCTGTAGTTTATAAACAGAACAGCCGTGCGATATGAATGTTTTGTGATCGCATGTCCCCGGTTCAATGTAGCCTATACATTCGAAACGCCGCAACATCATGGCGAAGTTTGCCGCGTCAACGTATTTTCCTGTTTGAACGCAATTAAATAACTGGTGTCTGAATGCGTTCACATATTTTGGATCATCCCAACCACTAAAACCTTCTTCCTGTTTTTCGCATAGACGCTCTTGCATCTCTTTTGAGAAGCGTTGCTGTGTGTCGATCAAATCTATGAATGCCATCACCTTTTCCCCCACATCATCGGCTTAATCTGCTCGGTCTCGATAAGTTCAACAACGCGGTCGCGGATCATCTTATTTCCCGTAACAAGATCGTCAATCGAAATGCCCATCATCCGGGCCAGCTTGTCAGCCGTCCATACCGAAGGATGAGTAGTATTGCCGTTGCAAAGCATGCTGTACTGCCCCTTGCTCATGCAGGACAATTCAGCCAGCTTCGTTCGGCTGTAACGCTGTTGCAGTTTATACGCGTCGGAATATAGAGACAGATTATGGGAAAATATTGGCAGTAATTTCATGGCTTCACCTTTTGTTATTGATAAGGTGAAATTATATAGCACTAAGGTTACTATGTCTATTTATTTTTATAATAAGATAGCCACTAGAAGTCCCCACCATAAGAAGCGCGTGAGGCTTTCGGCGCTCCCGCAAAATGTCTAGTGTTCTGCCCGAATATATCCGCCGATACGGCGATGTTCTCGCTCGATGCGTCGTTGTCCGTCAGGCGGTAGAGTGCGTTCTTGGCGTCCATCGCCGCCTTTCCAGAGGGTTGCCCCTCGTCTTCAAGCCATTCGTATTTCGTGATGGCAATCATCAGTTCATCGTCGAACTTGGAAAGGTCTGTATCCACTGACATAGCCGTTTTACCCGTAACGCCCGTGGTATCCGTCGCCCATAAGTTCGAGACATACTCAAACGCCAGATTAACGCCGCTCGCAAAGACAGGTTGCGTCAGCACTGCCCCGCCCCGGTAAATGAACTTCTTGTTCTGGCTGGAGAACGTCTGGACCTTTAACCCGTTCCATTCAACCGGCGAAATAGGCCCGCTCAACAGGTTATTGCTGTCGCGGTCCCAGAATGTCTCTGGCACGAATCGGTCGAAATCGGATGGCATATTGGATGCCGTGATGAGGGTTTCCGTTCCCGGTGCCGTGAATGCGTTTTCTGCGCGTAGAATGTTCCATGCGTAAATCTGCATCAGGCGGGTGCCGACCTTATTAATCAGCCTTAAATACTGCTGCGCCGCCGGGTCAGCGTTGCCTGCGATTGTGGCGGGCCTCGCCCCCTTCGTTTCATCCGAAACAGCGTGAGCTATAGATAATAGCGTCATAATTAGCCTTCCACAAACTCAGGGTGTGACATTCCATCGCAGTTGTCACAAGCAGCGGGGTTATCGTGCCAGCCTTGGGGAATAACGCCGTTGTTGAAACTCTTGCGCTCGACCTTGCCGTCTGCAGCGTCACGATACCCGGTGGTCGGGCCTCCCACTATGGGATTAGCCTGCGCCGCCTCCGGCTCTACCCTGCGCGGGGTCGTCACCCTGAATGAATGGTCGTGTGTCCGATTTTGCCCTTTGTCGCTACGCTGTTTTCTAGCCATTATGCGGCCTCCATAATAATTGCGGTTCTAGGCGCTGGGAAAGCAATACACCTTCCACTGTCTTTCGCCCATACAGTTAGCGCGTCTGCAAATGAATCGTCGTCGGCGTCATCGCTTATAATCATATTACACCTGTGGCCGTATTCTTCCAAAAACCTAACCCTGTCTCCCAAATCCCTCGGCGGCCCGTCATTAAAGCCAAGCGCAAAATGAATCGGCATTTGTAGCTTATCTGCTGGCTGGACTGCGTACCAGTTGTCTGCAATGTCGCAATGAACCATGATAATATTAGACAGGCCGCACGCCCTTGCCATGTTGCGAGTTAGTTGGGCAAAATGGGGGTTATGCTCTATGCACCATACGTTTTGGTCCGGGTTAGCCGCCGCCATTAAAATGGTGCTGATTCCCGATCCAGTCTCGATGATAGGGCCGTCAGCTTTCCGGGCCGCGCTGACAAGGATTAGCATACTGCCTGCATTTATGCCCCAGTTGTTATTCACATAATCCCGCGCCTCTTTATAGTCGGCCTCGGTTTCAATGTTATCCCTAATCTGCTGAACGACATAAGGTAGCGTTTGATTGTTTACACGCCTGATATATGCTCCCAGACTCCCGCTAATAACGGTCTTTACTGAGTGTCCCAAGTAAGCCTCTGTGAATGCGTAAATTTTACCGCCTGCTTCGCGCCAATTCCGACAGAATTGTATATCCCCACCTATTCGTGTCTGACCGTCAATCTCTCGGTTAAATAACAACGCCACGCCAGATAAATCCTTCTGCATGGTATCGTACATCCTTGCCTTTGGAATAAGTGTCTCGAATACATTGCGCCTAATCCTCATGAAACCAGTCGGGAGACCCTCAACCTCAATCAAGTCACCATCTAAGGAAGCACCATCCAAAGGAGTGAACGGCATAGAATCCACAGATTCATCTTTGTATTTGTACACACCACCAACAAGGTCTAGGTCGAATTGACATAATTTTACTAAATCTTGCTTTCGCCACGACACATCTGCGTCTAGAAACACAAGTTCTGTGCAATCTGTTTGCATAAACGTATGCACAACGCTGTCTCTGGCTGCGTCAACATGACAATTGCCCGTGAGCAAAATATAAGCGGACTGTACCCCTGCCTCTGTCAAGGCCTCTCTGCTCTGCTGGATGGAGAACGTATATGATGCGTCACAGTCTGCATAGGCTGTGGTAGCAAGCATTACCTTTTGCCCAGTAGCTGGAAGCCCCTCGTCAATCATCATGGTGCTCATACTGCAAACTCCCCGTATAATTTCTTGCGCGGCTGTCTTGTATGCGCTGATTGCTCTTTAAGACGTTCTTGAGTAAGCATGAATTTCTCCTTTGTAGGGTTGGCCTCCAGTATACACCAGAGGCCAACCCGTTACAAAGACTAGCCTTGCGTCACAAGGCCGAGAGCCACAAGCGCGGTAACAATACGCTTATAGCCGGTCTCGTTCAGAGTGGTCGTCGCGGTGGTTGTAGCAGTCACCGTGATGGTCGGTTTCACAATAGGCGTGGTCAGGCCGTAAAAGCCCAACTTGTCGTCTGAGCGGCCCACCAGTGAACCTAATGTATTACCGTCCGTTAATTGTTCGATAGCCATGATAATAATCCTTTCAAGACTATATTACGTGGTGCCAGAGATGCGAACAGCCTGACGTTCGTCGATGGTTTTGACACCATACAGAATATCAAGACGCCATTTGCTGATGTCGTTCGTGCCGTCATACACAGGAATGACGCGGACGTGGGTTCCTTTGTAAGACTGACGGGAAACATCAACAGCGCCCGGAGGTGCAACCAGCGGAACAGAAACCAAGGCAAACGCTTCCTTGGTGAATATCATGTTCTGTTTGTATCCGGTTGAATCCGTACCCAAGACAGTGATAGCCTTGCCGTCCGCAATTTCAGCGGAGACGTTCTGGAAAGCACCGGACAGGATAGCGGCAGGTGACATTGTAAGCGTGATATCGCCCGTGGTGTCACTGATCGTGGTTGTGACAACAAACTGCTTGAGATGCGCCAAGGTGGCTTTCGTCACCGGATTCACATCGTAAACGTCCGCAATCGTGAACACTTCGCCAGCGTTCAGGGTCACAGCGCCGGAAGTCCAACCATCGGTAATAAGCGTCTGAGTGTTGGTATCCTTTGATGTGGCGTAGGTCACTGTCTGAGAGCCGCCATTGGTCAACGGAGTGCCCGTGTTCACACCAACGGTATGGGTCGGGACGTTCTGAGACATGTAGGTATCAACACCGCCGATGTCACCCAAAGAACCCTTGCGATAAGCGCCCTTGGCTGCATCATTGATAAACAATGCCGTCTGAGAACCAAGAAGCCCCCAGTGGTCAGCCGGTGAAAGAACAGCGCAACGGCCATCAAACGGGACCGACATTTCGTCAAGGCGTTCGGGCCCCTTCGCAAAGTCAGTAAAGCTGTTGATGGGAGAAGCGGGCGTTCCGACCCACTTGGACACGTTCTTATATTCAGCCATCAAGTCCTTATCGACTTGGTTAGCAAGCTGAATCATGGCCGGTTTGATAACACGTTCGGACATCTCTTTAATGCTCAGGGTCAAGTCCTGCGAGGTAAACTCAAAGTCAATGCCCTTGCGCTTGTCAACAGAAAGCGTGAACTTGCCTTCCGTAACATCCTGCACGTTCATGACAGCGCCGTCGCGGACGGTGAAGTCCATCGGGCGTTTCACAGAGACCGAAGCACCAACTTCATAGCCGTTGATATTCTTCGAGAACTCCTCCTCGTAACCGCGAAAAACCTTCTTCGCCATCACGAGATTATTGTCGAGCTGCATAACAGCCGCTTTGGCGATGATGTTAGCAGTGAGTGTCGTATTGGTTGCCATTTGAATGGCTCCTTTTAAGGACGCACCGCTTCACAGCGGGGCTGGTTCATTTTATCCAATACCCAAAACTTTACCGAGTTCCTGATAAGACAGGTCGTTGTCTGCCTTCTTCGGTCCGGTGCCGTTGCCGCTGGCCTTCATGGGCTTCAATGGCTTGGCTTGGGCTGGCGTTACTTTTGCCTTCTTAGGCGCGGCTTGCATACGGCGATACATCATTGATTCGTAGGCCATTTGAGTCATTGTCGGGTTTCCTGCCCATTGGTCGGCCTGTTCTTGCGCCATGCCAAAGGTCTCGACAACGTACTTCACGACTTGAGGTGCTATCTCCGTAGAGAACCCCTTAATCCGGCGGTCTAGCATTTGCTTCCCTTCTTCGGCGCGCCGTACAGTGTCTTCCTGCTGCGCTGCGTCAAGGGCGGTTTCCTGCTGACCGACTAGGCCAATGATGTATTGGAACTCGGCCTGCTTGGTCGCGAGTGTATCTGAAATCTGTCTGGCCCGATCCGGGTTGGATTGCCATTCTGCATTCAAATCAACTCGCGAAAGCTGCTCAATTTCCTGCCGTAACGTCAAACCGTGTGAATAGGTTTGGAGTGCTTCGCCGTTCAAAGTAGTTAGCTTTGCGACGGCCTCGCGGTCTGCGGCAATCGTCTTTGCCTCATCCGCGATTGCTTGTTTGCCTTTGGTATAGTCCGACCATGTGTTGTTGGCGAACTCTTGAACCTTGGCTTCAAGTTCTTCTGGCAATGCCCCCTTGGGGACTTCCAGTTTGTTGCCGCCGAAATTGAACTCAATTAACTCGACTTCCGTTTCTTCGGCTTCTTCGTCACCTTCCGCTTCGTCTGTCTCCGGGTCGGCCTCGGCCTCCGCATCCAAACTTACAACATCGGCAAATTCATCAGGCTCCGCTTCCACTTCCGGCTCGACTTCGGTTGCCGCGACTGCGGTTTCCTCTATCGGTGTTTCGGGGGCTTGTTCGGATTCTACTGCGCTCTCTGCGCCGGTAGCTTCTTCGGTCATATTAAAACTCCATCTTGCCTTGCGGCGTTGGGATTAGCGCGTCTTCACGACGGGCGTTGTGTATTATATATATTAACAGCTATTTCGTCAATGTAATCCTTAAAACCCTCGTCCCGGCCCGTGGCGTCCGCCGCCGCTTACCCCGCGTGAACTACCGGGGCCTCCCCTTGCGCTGCTGTGGCCCCCAGGCGCACCCTTTGTACTCGACACACCCGGCGCAGTGTCGCCCCTCGTAAGCCCGCCAAAGTTATCAGCGGGATTAACCCCCATTCCGCCAAACTGCGATCTAACTTGTCCGCCGAAATTCTGCCCCGCAAGCCCCGCCGTCATCGCGTTCCCAAAATGCGACATGCCGGACAATTGGTCGACGTTTTGCGGCGTTCCCATTGACTTCATCCTGTTAAGGTCCATTGCTGTCCCGATTCCCGCCCCGATAGCGCGAGGGCCAAGGCCAAACATACCAAGGATGTTCGCCAGCGTCCGGGCGTTTGTGCTTCCCCCTGATGCGGGCTGTTGGTTTGATTGCGACGGACTACTAGCCCCTTTACCGCCGCGAGAGTTCATTAAAAACATTTGCAATGGTGTCATAGTTTGCGCTCCTACATCAACAACAGTATCGCCGCCGTGTTATTTTTCCAACGCTTCCAAGCGTAATAGCTGCGATCTGCGTGACTTGGTACAACGTTTCCCCGTGCATCCGGGTCTGCCGGGTCCGCAACGACCACAACCTCGCGGTGTACGTCGCCCTCTGTGGTCTCAACAACCGTTGTATCAAGCAGCTTGCCTGTGTCGCCAACGCGGAGCGATCCGGGGGTTACTGTCATTTTATCCCCTAGTCTTTTGCGGCATGTGGAAGCCTATCTTTTGCTTGACAGATTCCCTGTATAGCTTTTGACCAGACGCATCATAGAGGCCAGAGAATATAGGGTCGTCATCGTCTTCAAAGACTTCATCCGCCGTCATACTGACTTCGCCGTCTTCATTGTAATCTATAAAAACAGATTTGGTTACATATCGTTTCATTGCATAACCTCAACGTTACATATCGTTTCATTGCATAACCTCAACGTTACATATCGTTTCATTGCATAACCTCAACCTTGACCCGTGAGCCGATAGGGTTGCCATACTCATCTAGGATTATCTCGCGCTCAGCCCCCATCATCTCAGCGGCTTGGCGCAGCGCCTCGCCCATCGCCGTTTCCATCGTTTCATCGTCGTCACCAGCCTCGGCCTTGCTGATTATCGCCTTGGCTAGGTCAACTTGACGATTCTTCTCGTTCTGTTCAGCCGTGAAAGACCGCTGTTTGTCGGCCTCCTGCATATCATAGGACCACTTCTCTCTGGGCGTCGCAGCCGGGACCATCGCTTCCTTTTCTTTCAAGGTTAATTCTCGATTTTTAAAGCTGGCCTCCGACTGCGCCTTTTGTGCCTCCAAAGACTTATCCGCCTTCAAAGCCTCATTCTCTTTCTGGATTTTCTCGATTTCAGCCATAATCTGCCCCTTGGCCTGCTCGACTTCCATCTTGTACGCTTTCAGCTCCTGCTGTGCGGCGGCTGCCTCCGGGTTATCCGAACCAGTGACTTCCTCAGCCTCTGCATCCTTAATCGGCTGCGGCAACATATGCTGTAAACGCTTTGCAATCTTATCAGCGCCAACAAAATCCATGTGGTCAAGGAGAGCGTCACCGATAAAGGGAGCCGCGTCAGGCACTTGCCGCATAATCTCAATAAGAGTTTCCCGGGTTTCTTCCCTCTGTGTGGCGAAATTAGGCCCGCTGGATACCGTAACGTCATATTTGCCTACCGACAGGTTATAAAGTTCCTGATGGCCCTGTATGCCCTTCTGCTTGGACCCCCCGGCCTCCTGTGTCAGTTTAATGACGTTTACCTTTTGGTCTTCGCCAAGAATCCTGATGGTATCACGTGCGCTGTATACCGCCGGGATAATCTCGACCAAAACTTGTCCGGCATATCTAATTGCGCGGCTGAGATTGTCAATGAAATGGAAGTTGGACACGTCACCTTGACGCTCACGGGCGAGGATAGCTTTACCGCTGGTTTCATTGCTCTGCGCTCCGATTGCCGAGGGGTAGACGCCTGTAATGGCCTGCATGTCCTCATTAGCGTTAATGGCTTCCTGCAACGCCCCGGCTGGCACGCCGGCAAAGGGCTGGCGTTGGGGTGGTGTCGCACCTTCATATTCTAGGTGAGTGTGGTTACGTGTGTTGGCACTTGCCCATTTTGCCTCTTGGCCCTTGGGGATAAATCCTTTCGGCCCTACCCAAGGCGCTTTAGGTGCGAGTGCTACCAATTCAGTAGACGCAGAGCGCCAGAAGTTAGCCATCATCTGCGGGTCTTTGGCGTCCCGAATCATGCTCTTGAAGTTGCGCCGTCCGTCAAGGTAAATTTCATCGCCCCACACAGGGCAGATAGGAATGGTTGATCCGGGCCATGCGTCTTCCTCAAGCACCTCCACGCCGTTGATAATGCGCCGGGTGACTTCGTGGTATTCAACCTCCCTGCGCCGCCTTTCGGCCTGCTGCGAGGCTTCCATGAACGCCCGCGTTAATTCATCATCGCCCCCACCTGTCGGCTCAATTCCACCGGCGGCAAAGAACTGTTTAGCCATCTCAGGCAACTCGCTCTCACGAACCACAATCAAGTCCATCTCGCCTGTCTCGGGGTTGGGAACTTCAAGCTGTACCAGTGTGCGCGTCTTGGCCTCTCTCAGCCAGTATTCAGCGACCCTGATAGTATCCTCATTTATCCACTGGTCAGAAGCATCGTTGCGACTGTCGCCGTCAAACTGGACCGTTGAACCCTCTGGGAATCGGCGCTCATACTCCCGTTTGTTAATTTGTTCCGATACGAACGCAAACTCCCAATCAGATGCGTCAAACTTGGTAGACGATGTATCCCAATGCACCATGAGAGCGTTCGGGATGCGCTCGATCCTGCATTCCATGTCAAAGGTTTCATCATGCGCGTAGTCAATGCCAATACGGAAGAACCCGAAGCCCCCCGTAACAGCATGGTCAATGGCCGTGTCGTAAGCCACCTCAGCATTAGAGCCTCGCTCAATAGCACGAACCAAGCCCCCGATAACCTCGGCAGTGTCTTCGTCTGCCCCGTTATCCACAGGGGAAACTTTAATGGCTGGCTTATTCTGGCGGGATTCATTGACGACGGAACGGATTAAAGCAGGCAGTTTGTTGATAATCAGACATGGCCGCGCTTCCTGGGTGCGCTGCTTCTTGATGGCGTCCGGCCATTGGTCAGACATTCGGGCGAACTTGAAATCCTCATAATACGCCTCGCGGTTCCATTCCGAACCTTCTTGGCTGTCTTCGAACCGCTCCATCGCATCTTTTAAGATAGGATCGGATACGCCGTTATTGTCTGCCATGTTTTAATCCATCTATGGGTCTTGACGCATCACTGCGTTAAATTGGTGCGATCTGGTCACTACTCCAGCCTTACATCCGGCCCTTGCGTGCGACATACCGACCGCGAACCCGCACCGCAATCATATTACCCTAATCCTTTGGGGATTGCAAAGGGTGTTTATGCGTCTTTCGCGGCCTCAATGTATTCATCGTGCAAGACCTTCGCTTTAGCCTCAATCTCCGGCATCATTCCGCACACTGGTATAACGAGAAATTCAAACCTTATGTCAGCCTCATTTGCCTCAGTCAGATGCCCGTTCGCCTCCTCCGCATGTTTAACCAACATAGCGCCCATCAAGTACATCACGTTAGCCATTTGTGACACGTCGTAGCGTTTGCTCACCAGTACCTTAAAAAACGATTCAGCTTGAGCCTTCTCCTTGGCCGTGAAGTTTAGAAACTCTGTGCCGTTCATTGTTCCCTGGTTAGTCCCCCTTCCACACCTTCACACCTTTCTCGACGCTGCGACCGACAACGTAGCCGCCGATGCCGAGTTTCAGCAGATCCCACATGTCCGGCGGGATGTCGGCCTTGGGGCCGC